GAAAAAAGGCTAGAGGCAATAGCTGAAAGGAAACGGAACCAGCTAACTCCTTTAATGGCTGCTTTCTGTATGCACTATGCTGCAACAGGGACAGAAACTTATGCTAATGCTACTGCTTCTGCTGCTGCGGCTTGGTATGCCAAGAACAGCGCAGGGGTTACAGGCTCACAACTCTTGAAGCGACCTAAAATTAGAGCTAGGCTGGCCGAAATAAACAAGACTAATCTTCACCGTAATAATATTACTGTTGACAGTGTGTTGCAGGATTTGCAAAGGTTGCAAGAAGCGGCTGAAAAGGCTGGCAACCACGCTGCAGCTATCAGAGCAGTGGAGCTATTAGGCAAATACCTGGCCATGTTTACTGACAGGCACATGGTAAGCGCTGATACTATCAGGGAATACAGTGAAAGGGAACAGATGGAGGCCAGTAGGTTGGCTGATCTGTTGCTGGAAGAAGGTGCTGTGCCGGATGCAGCAGCGCAGAGCGGCTCAGAAAGCCTGAGGATTAATTCTAAGGCACGATCTCCTGTTGCCCTACTCCCAGCACCTATTTCAGAAGATAATGGCTTAGAAACTGAATCTGCCCCAGTAGCGTGTGCTGAACAAGCTAAAGAAACTGCCGCTCTCTACAGTGCTGATCCCCCATTGCGGCCGGGTGCTTGAAAGGGAGAGTGAGCCCAGAAATGTTGTAGAATTTCAGTTAGATTTACCTAACTCTATATCTTATAGGAGTTTGCTGATGAAGATGAAGAAAAGAATTGAGATTAATGAAAACAAGCTCAGGAAAATAGGCGAGCGTTTTAAGAATTTGGAGCATAGGTTAGAGAAGCACGAGCGCAAGGTTGATGAATTGCCTTTTTGTCCTTGTTTTAAAGAATTGAGTTGTCTTAAAATGCAGTTGGATTCTTACAAGAAGTATTGTGCTCAATTAGAGAGGTTTACCCTTGCCAGGGCTAGAGAGTGGAATGAAGAATAATGATAGCAACAAAAATATGCGATATGTGCGGATCGGAATTTAGAGCCAGCCATAATGCTGCTAAATATTGCTCAGATGCTTGTCGAGAAAATTTTTCCAAGAATGGCAGATGGCTAGAGGGAAATTACTATAGGGCTAATGGGGTTTGTCCCATTTGTAGACAGAAGCATGATAACGGCACATATTATTGTAAGGATTGTGGGAGGAGGAGATATCTGGCAATTCCAGAACGAATTAGAAAAGATAGAAGATTGAGGCACAAATACAATATCAGCATTAATGATTACGATACCATGCTATCCCAGCAAAATGGAGCATGCGCTATTTGTGGCATTATTACAGATGATTTATGTGTTGATCACGGACATGGCACTGGAGAAATTCGAGGATTGTTATGCCAAAATTGCAATTCTGGACTTGGTTTTTTCAAAGACAAAGTGTCCAATTTAGTTGAAGCTATTAAATATTTAATATGAAACACTTTTTAGTTTTATATTTAGAAAATTGATATAACTTCTTATTTAAGGGAACAGAATAATGGCAAAGAGAAAAAGAGTTGTTTCGAAAGCGAAGGCCAAGAAGATTCTGAGGCATGGGGAGGTTGGTGGAAAGAAGTTAACGAAGGCACAGGAGGGATATTTTGGCTTGTTAGCCGGGGGAGGTCGTCCTACTCGATTGAAGAAGACTTCAAAGCGAAAGAAAGCGAAGAAGAAATGAGCGAGATGAATAATGCAGATTTTTCCTATAGTTGATCCAACCAAGTTGCTGTTAGATGGAAGTAATGCCAATCAGACTATAGATATTGGTTCGGAGGATTTGACCACTACTGGAAGAGGAACATTTGATGCTGGTGTTTTTGTTTCAACACTAAGGCTTTCGGCTGCTCAGATTACAGATACTGGCGGGACAATAGGGTTTAATGCAGATAACCTAACAAGCATTGGCAATATTACTGTTACAAGCCTGGGCACTTTTGGCAGTGTTTCGACAGCCACAATTACGGATGTGAGCACTTTTACCGGTTCTACTACTGCAATGACTGGCATAGAGTCGATTGCGGGAGTGGATGGAAGTTTAACCTTGGGCCCCGGTGGTGCCGCAAACCTTACTCTTGGTACTTTTGATATAGATATTGCCGCTGGAGTTGTTACTCTCAAAAGCACTTTTGGCAATGGAGATATTCTCTTTTCTATTGTAGACGGAGCAACGCAGAGAACGGGGCTTCAGATCGATGCTTCTGTTTCCGCTGTTGTAATTCCCAGAGACGGAGCCACAACTCATTCCTATTTTGCTGTAGGAGGTGCTCAGGATGGAAAATTCTTCCACGATGGGTCTAATACGATAATTTACAATACGTTTGCTGGTGGGATAAAGTTGGAGAATAATGTTCAGGATGGGGATATTATTTTTCAAGTTGATGATGGGGGAGTAGACAAGACTATAACCTGGAATGCTGACGTAGACCAGTTAGTTCATTCAAATGCGTTGTTTAATTTTAATTCTGCTGCAAGAATAGGCGATGGAACTACTAATTATTCCGCTTTTGCTACTGATGGTGAGTTGACTTTAGTTGGTACGGCAAGAGTTAAGAAGAATATTGCGAAGTTAGTTGAAGCAGGTCGTGGTGCAAATTCGCCTACCGAAAGAACAGATGAGGCACCCTATGTTTCTTGGACTTTTGCAATAAATGATGATTCTGAACATACGCTTATAATTCCTCACGATATGGATTTTACGCAAGACGCTATAGTATACGTTCAATGGTATACAAGTGTCGACCAAACAGACGATGAGGTGAATTGGCAAGTTGAATGGAACTCAAGGGCTGTCGGTGAAACAATTAATGCAGGCTCAACTACAGACACTTCTGGTGATGTAAGTTGTGGTACACAATGGGTAATAACAGAAACACTTGTTGAAACTATAACAGGAAACAGTATCGCAGCAGACGATATTCTTGGTCTTGATTTAAAAAGAATAGCTATTGTTGATGGTACAGACCCAGCAGTAGGAAGCATCCATGTTTTGGGGGTTCACGTGGAATATACAGCAAATAAATTAGGAGACCCTACATGAAAATAACTTTTAATATACCGGATGAGAAAGTTTCAGGACTGAGCCAGGCCCTGGGAAACAAAGGCGAAAAGACAGATAGAGAATGGATTGAGGAAAGGATAAAGTTCTTTTTAAAAAGTAGGCTTCAAGATCATCAGCGGATAATTGCTATGAATACTTTGGATTCTATTGAAATGGACAAAGACCTGGTTACATGACTCCCGAAGAGATTGCACATAATGATGCTGCTTACTGGGCTGTTCTAAGAAAGATCAAGCTTCAGGTGGGAGAATTTTCTCTTGAGGGCCGGATGTTTCAAAAAGAGATAATGAAATCTCGGGCAAAGAGAGTCTGCTACATGAAAGCGACTCAGTTGGGATTTACGGAAATAGAAGTGCTGAAGACTCTTCATCGATTGATTCATAGAATCTACCCCCAGGGAGTGTTGTATTTGTTCCCAACGACTGATGACGTTAGTGAGTTTTCTAAAAGTAGATTCGGGCCTCTTATTGATGCTAATCCATATTGGATAGGCCGGTATGTTAAATCCGGCGGGAAAGGAACAGACACTGCCTCTTTGAAGAAAATTTATGACGCTTTTTTATATTTAAGAGGCGCAAGGCTGAGTTCTCATTTGGGAACGGGGAGAGACGAAAGAGAGTCTACGAAACTCAGGTCAATTCCTGTTGATAGATTTATCTGTGATGAATACGATTTAATGGATGAAAGGGTGGCTTCTATCGCCAGGGGCCGCATGGGAAATAGCGCAAAGGCTGAAGAATGTTATATCTCCAATCCCACCTTACCCGGCTTTGGAATAGACAAAGTGTTTTTAACCTCGGATCAAAGGCATTTATTCAGAAAGTGTGATTGTGGTGAATGGTCATGCGCAGAGTTGGGATTCCCCGAATGTGTTGGAGTTCGTCAGGACGGAACTGGTTTTATAAAATGCGGGAAGTGCGGCGATGAAGTAACTACAAGAATTGTTGAATGGGTTCCGGCTGAAAGAGGTAATTCGGATTATATGCACGGATATCAATTGGGGCAATTGTCTTCGCCGACTCGCGATCCTGCGGAAATACTGAATGAATTTATTGATCCGCCTGAAGGAAATCTGGCTGATGTTTATCGTTTGCGTCTTGGATTGCCTTATGTGTCTGCGGAAGATCGCTTAGCGGCAGGCACGGTTCTGGAGTGTTGCGGAATTGATCTTATGCCTGAGATGTATTCTGGCCCATGTGCGATGGGGGTCGATGTAGGAAAGGTCAAGCATGTTATTATCGGCCCACGGGTAGGGAACGACAGATATGAGTTAATAAAGATTATCAAAGTTCAAACCTGGAACGATATTCACGATTTGATTAAACGCTACAATGTGAGATCGGCAGTTATTGATATTAGACCTTATGAAGATGAAGTCAGGGCATTCCAGAAAGCAGAGGCTTCTAATTGTAGAATCTTCTTGTGTGAGTATGCCGAGAATACTACTTTAGGCTTTCATTACAATGACCATGAAGGTATTGTGAAGGCTAATAGGACTGAAATATTTGATCGAAGCCACAGGGCAATTGCAGACCAGTCGATTACATTGCCCAGAAGAAGTAAAGAGGTTGAAGAATTTGCTAAACAATGTTCTAATGCGGCAAAGGTTTTGGAGACTAACAAAAGAACCGGACGCAGCATTTATAGATATAGAAAGATTGGAAGCGGCGGCGACCATTACAGAAATGCTCTTAATTATTATTTACTTGCAGCCAGCGGTTCGAGAATCGCCAATGTTAACAATAATGCCAATCAGCAGGAAGTTGCCGAGACGGAGTATACGCTAGTATGAGTTCTACTGATCCAACCCAACTGGTGAAGTCGAAGATAGTTGATGGCTATCGGCGTGGAGTTTGTGATCATGAAGGTCAGAATATTCCAAAGGAGCGACGCGGGAGCGCGGGTAAGGGTAGTCGGTTTAGGCCCGCTCCTTCTGAGCAATACCGTCAGAATTATGACAGGATTTTTGGAGATAAGGACAATGAGTAAACTATTTGGCAGACCTTCGTCGTCTACGCCCAAAATGCCACAGGTTGTCTTGCCCACGGCAATAGTGGAACCGGGACCGGAAGTTGGCGAAGCTGCGGGCAGAGAAGCAAGGAGACGTAGGGGATATAGGCGATCCCTTTTGACCGGGCCCTTGGAACCACGACCCACTGGAAAACGTCCTACATTAGGTTAGTTATTATGCCCGATAAACGAGCAGAGGCAATAGTTAGAGAATACGAGGCTGAAGAAAACAGGGTCGTTAACTGGCGCAGCCTACAACAAGAGGTAGCTGATCTTATGCTGCCCAGGATGAATCAGATTACGAGTCTCAAAACTCCCGGTACGGATAAAAGTCGAGTGATTTACGATCCTACTGCAATGCTTGATCTTGAAGACATGGTAAGCGGTCTCTCGGCGACATTTTTTCCGGCTGGTCAACGGGCCTTTATGATAACCGCCAAGGATAATATGTTAGCGGAGCGCCCGGGCAATAAAGAATGGCTGGCTCTTGCAACACAGATAACGCACGATGAACTTTACGATTCTAATTTCATGCTTCAGCTTAACGAAGTTTTGTCATCGCTGGTTGGCCTTGGTACAGGAAACCTGGAAAGCATGTGGGACATGAACAGGCTGGGCTTGAATTACAAGGCTTTCGATATTGCGAGATACACTTTTAAGGAAAATAATCAAGGCCAGGTCGATACTGTTTATCTTAAGTTTCCCTACACGGCACGGCAGGCATTTCAGGAGTTTGGGGATCGTGCTGGCGATGAGGTTGTGAAAGCTGCTGGCACTCTTGAGACTGAAAGTGATGTTTTTATGTTTATTCGAGTAATTAGGTTTAGGAGTGAAAGGAATTCAAATCTGATTACTAGTCTTAACATGCCGTTCGAGTCTTTGTCGGTCAATGTCAAAGAGGGGATAATTGTAGACGAAGGCGGGTATCCCGAAATGCCCAATGCGGTTTGTCGTTGGAAGAAAGGTTCCAGTGAAAAATACGGTCGTGGCCAGGGAATGCAGATTCTATCAGCAGTTAAATTACTACAGGGAGCAACTAAAGATTGGATTGATCTTGCAAATAAATATGCCAATCCGCCGTTGGAAGTTTTAGATTCAGTGCCGGGTAATGTCAGAACTTTCCCAAGTGCGATAAATCGCGTAATGCAGCTTAATAGTATTCGTGGAATAGATCAGGAGGTTTTGGGAAATTTCCCGGTTACGGAACAGGCTATTGAACGTATTCAGAATGTTATACATAGAGCATTCTTTGTAGATGTTTTTGCGCCTTTGGCCAATATTGGCGGTGAAGCTCGCATGACTCATGCAGAGATTATGGAACGCATAAAGACTGCGATGAAAAAATTAGCCTTGCCTGTTTACAGATTACAGTGTGAGCTTTTTAATCCCACGATTACCAGAAGTGTTATTTTATTAATTCGTAACGGCAGGATACCAATGCCCCCTCCATCCTTGCAGGGCCAAGGATTCGGTCTTGAGTACGTAGGTGAGCTTGCATTGGCAATGCGAGACCAACAGGCTTTGGCCTTCCAGAGATTTACGCAAACAATAGTTGCGCTGGAGCCGGTCTTTCCTGGTGCTAAAGATATGATAGCTATGGATCGGGCGTTACCGGATATTGCGGCTACCGAAGGCTTGAAGGTAGAGCATTTAGCGACACCGGAAGAGGTTGCGGCAAAGAGGGCGGCCAGGGCGCAAGCGCAACAGGCTGAACAAGCCTTGGCAATGGCAAGTGCGGTTGCTGAAGGGTATTCCAAGACCCAAAAATCGCCGGAGGCCGGGAGTCCTGCCGGTGAAGTAATGGAAGGCTTGTAATGAGTGAGCTAAGCGCGGAAGAAAAAAGAATCCAGCTTTTAAGGGATTATAAGAATGTTTTTAATAGTGATGCCGGAAGGCGAGTCTTGGACGATCTTAAGAAAGCGACCACTTTAGGCTGTCGTGCAATTCCGGCAGGTATTTCTATTGACACCAACTGGTTAATTTACGATGAAGCGCAGCGTGTGTTTGTGCTTGACATATTGGCAAAACTAGAAGTAGACTTGGATATTCAAATTCAAACTGTTGCATTGACAGAAGGAGATTCTACTGATGGAACCTGATGCGGTTAATACTGAGGCAACTGAAACAACCGAAGCGCCGGAATCATATGTGAATCCTGATGGCACATTCAAGCCAGATTTTAAGGATGCTTTAGTGCCAGAAGAGTTTAGAGGN